TCAAGCGGCGGGCGTCGCCGTGCGCCAAGCCTTGGCCATAACTTGGAGAACCCGGAAGGGCATCGGTTCCGAAGTCGAGCTGGGAGCCCGTCTCTACGCCAATCTCCAACAATCTCTTCAGGCCTGTCAGGTCTGATCTGAGCCCCGAAGCGTCTCACCCGTCTTGCTCAAACCGCGCCGGCCTATCGCGCGCCGATTTCCAACAGACGCGGGTCGAACCGGAAGGGTTCCTCGCCGATCAGGCGGCCCCTCGTCCACATCGTTGCGCGCGATATAGATCAGGGACGCCGGCCGTGGGATCGCCGAAAAGCCCCTACAGGGTGGAGGCGAATTGTCGCTAGGCTGACGGCGCCGATGACGGCCGCCCCCCTGGACGATCGAAGGAGGAACAAATGAAGCTGACGATCGGAATGCGCGGCGCCCTTGTCGGCATGACCCTCTTGGCGGGCTCCGCCTACGCCCAGGCGCCGCCGACATGGGTCAGCGATCAGGCGGCGCTGTTGCGCAGTCCAGACCCAGCGCTCGCGGCGAACAAGAAGGTCGTGTTCGACATGTGGCGCGCCATCATTCAGGGCGGACACACCGAACTTGCGCCTCAGTACTTCACGGAAGGCTACATCCAGCACAATCCGAATGTCGCCAGCGGCAGGGACGCGATGGTGGCCTATATGAAACAGACGCGGCCGGTTCGCCCCATAGAGCCGAACATCCACTTCCCCGTGGTGGACATCGTGGCCGAAGGCGACGTCGTGGTCGTGGCCACGGTCAGTTACGCGCCCGATCCCGCGGATCCTTCGAAAAAATACGCAGGCGCCCATTTCGACATGTTCCGCCTCGAGCATGGAAAGATCGCCGAACACTGGGACAGCGTGCCGAAGGACCCGGCCATGCTGCGCACCGACCCCAACATCGAAAATAGGCCATAGGGCCCGGCGCCTTTCGAACTCGGACATACTCGACTCCCCTGGTTGAGGCTGTATGTGTCGCTGACCAAGCACCGCCGCTGGATGGAGAGGCAAGCGCCATGGATTGGACAGGCAAGGTCGCTTTCATCACGGGCGGAGGCACGGGCATCGGCTTCGGCGTCGCGCGGGCGTTCAGCAACGCCGGCATGCGCATCGCCATCTCCTATCGCGATGAGGATCAGCGGGCGCGGGCCGCGCGGTGGTTCGCCGACAATGGCCGCGAGGCGCCGCTGTTCATCAAGCTCGACGTCACCGATCGCGCCGCCTTCGCGCGCGCCGCCGACGAGGTCGAGGCGCATTTCGGCCAGGTCGATGTCCTGGTCAACAATGCCGGCGTGAGTGTGTTCGGCCCCACCGACGAAGCCAGCTACGCGGATTTCGACTGGATCATGGGCGTCAATTTCGGCGGGGTGGTGAACGGCCTTGTCTCCTTTCTGCCCAAGCTCAAGGCGGCGGGCAGGGGCGCTCACGTCGTCAATGTCTCCAGCATGGCGGCCTATCTCTCGGGCCCTCAGGCCGGCATCTACACGGCCAGCAAGTTCGCCGTGCGCGGACTGACGGAATGTCTGCGCTACAATCTCGCGCCCTATGGCATCGGCGTCTCGCTGGTCTGCCCGGCGCTGGTGGCGACCGACGCCTGGACCAGCGCGCTCAAGCGCCCCGCAGAATTCGCGGACAGCGGTTTCGCGCCGGTCGATGAGACGGAGTTGGCGAAGTTCGGTACGATCTTCCAGGGCGGCAAGGACCCGCTCGAGGTCGGCGAGAAGATCCTCAAGGGCATGACCGCCAACGCCGGGCTCATCTTCACCCACCCGGAGTTCGCCGAGGACTTCATGGACATCTACCAGACCAGCCTCGCCGCCCTGCCCGACGAGCCGGTTCCGGCGGAACGGCTCGAGGTCGAGCGCAAACGCCGTGCGGCCGCCAAGGCGGCGCTCGAAGGGGCGAAGATCAGCATCAACGATCTATGAAGGCCGCCCAGGCCGTTTTGACGGCTTCGGCGGATTGAGCGGATCGGGCCGTGACCCGGGCCGGCGCCGGCGGCGCTCGATCACGATGATTTTGGATCGAACCAATCCAAAATCATAAAACATGATCGATTCTAATATGTTAGATCTGGATGCGAAAAGCCGGCGCCCGCTTTTTCGCATCCCGCCCTGGACCATTTTCCGCCGAAGTGGATGCCGGTTCGGGGTGCGAGAAACGGAAAAAGCCCGCGGCCGAGGCCGCGGGCTTTCGGTTTATCGAGGCCTATCGGGCGGCTGAGGCGCCGAGGCCTCCTTGCCCCACCACTTGCCCCCCGGATCGGCCGGCGCCATGCCCAGCACCAGGCCGATCGCGGTCCCGCAATCGACCGCCTCGAAACCGGCGACCCCGGCGAAGAACGTCTGCCACTCCGACGGCGACAAGCCGTTCGCCAGGACGGAGGCGGACGCCCTGACGATGAGGCATTGCCCCACCATGAAGACGCCGAAGCCCATGATCCGGCCCGGCGCCCAACTGACCCCGTCCGGCCCCGTGAAGACGCTCTTGATGATGCCGCCGAGGCCGCGCGCCGCCGCGCGGACCCCGGCCCAAAGGGCGCGGAACATGGGAACTCCTACGGATGATGCGGATGCGTTGGAGCGGGATGCGAATTGAGCGGGTCGGGCGCCAAACTGTTGTCTCGCCTGGCGGTTGCGCTAGGCTGAGCGCATGCCGTCTTTGATCCATCATGCGGCCAGACTGATCGGGCGCCAGTACTGGATTCCCCGTGGCCGAGATCGCTTGGTGCGAATATTGGCAAATCCAGACCGGATGCCGTCGACGGCCTTCGCCGTGGATTTCCACGGGGCGAAATACACTGGCGACCTGTCCAACTACATCGACTGGAACGCGTTCTTTCAGGGCGGCTATTCGATGGAAGAGCTGGCGCTTCTGGATCAGCTCGCGCGCCTGCTGCGCCGCCCGATCGCTTTCTATGATATCGGCGCGAACATAGGGCATCATTCCTTGTTCATGGCCGCCCGCGTTGATCAAGTCATCGCGTTCGAGCCCTACCCCGCCGTTCGCGACGAAATGATCCGGAAGCTTGACGAGGCGGGGATCACCAACGCCTCCGTGCATCCCGTCGCGCTGGGAGCCGCGACCGCGACCTTGCCCTATGCGGTCCCGGCCGGAGCCAACCAGGGCACGGGCTCCATCAAGCACGTCCCGGATAACGCGTCAGGAACCGTGCTGGAGGTCGCGGTCGAGGCCGGAGACTCATATCTCCGCGCCCACGGCTTGCCGCCCATCGGGCTACTCAAGATCGACGTGGAAGGGTTCGAATCCGAGGTTCTCGCCGGTCTTCGCGAGACGATCTTTCGAGATCGTCCCCCGATCCTGATGGAGATCTCCGGCGCGGACCGCAGTGGGTTCAAAACGGAAGAGGGCCTGCGTGCGGCTCTCTATCCAGATGCTCGGCTATTCGCCGTCAGGAGGTCGCGCGGCGGCTATGCGCTGCACGCCTTCTCCATGGACACGGTCCATGAGGCCCTGATTTTACCCGGTACATTCTCTACCGCGTCACTGCCGCGAGCGGCTCAAATTAGCCGGCTCGCCCGCTGAAAAGCGGCGACGCGCGATGCCCGGTCAGCCGGAGGCGGTCTTCCGGAGGGCGAGGTCAAAAAGGCGCGGATGTCGCCTCGGACTGGGGGAACGCCTAATGGATGATGCGGGAGGGGTTCGGGCGGCGCTTACGTTTGATGCGGGCGGCTTCTCTATGCCAATGGACGCCGGTTTGGACCTACCCTAGGGTTGAGCGGTCAGGGGCGGCACGCGGGGGCAGATGACCCATCTACGCCAGAAGCTTCGAAAGCTCGCCGTATTCCTGCGGGTAATCTCGGGCTGGCGACGTATCCGCCCGCGTCGCAAGATGGTCCTGCTGGACATTGGGGCCATGAACGGCCTGCAGGGCCGCTGGGAGGTCCTGCGCAAGGCCGGCGCCCTGACGCCGATCCTGGTCGAGCCCAACCCCGAGGAAGCGCGGCACCTGCGCGAGGCCGATCCTGCAGCCCTTGTGATCGAAGCCGCCCTTGGCGATGCCGAAGGGAAGCGCACCCTCTACCTGACGAAGGGGCGAGGCAAATCGTCCCTGCTAAAGCCGGACCTGGACGTGATCCGCGACCTGGAGGATATCGATGACTGGACCGTCGAGGCAGAGACATCGATCCGACTGACCACATGGGACGCCATCGCCCATCAAGCGCCAATTCCCGACTTCGTGAAAATCGACGTCCAAGGCTTCGAATACGAGGTCCTGATCGGGATGAAGGCTGCTCTTGCCCAGATCGGCTGCATCGAACTGGAGGCCATGTCGATCCCGGTCTACCAGGGACAGAGGACCCTTGAGCCTATCATCGCGCTGCTGCGTGATGCCGGGTTCGAGATGGTCGCGCTCAAGACCACAGGGACATTCGGCGGGGAAGGCATCCGAGCCTATGAGTATGACGCGTTCTTCGTTAATGCTCGTGGACCCGGAGCCGATAACCCCTACACACACCTATGGCTTGAGAACCAGCGGATCGAGGCGCGTGGCTCGTGGGATAGCCGCTAGCGTCAGTGCTGCACGCAAACGTAGTCGATCTTGTTTCCCGAGGTTGCCGGCTGGGTAATCGTGATCGCGGTCGTGCTGATGGTATAGGCGAACGACGCCAATTGGGTCTGCGGCGTCACCGTGCAAAACGGCGCGTTGGTCTTGGCCGTCGCGAAGGTGATCACCACCGAAGTCGCCGACGCTCCCGCCGTGACCTCTCCGGCGGTGTCCGTCGAGCTGGCGGCAATGGTCGGCGTGCCTGTGCCGGTGGGCGCGGGCGTTCCTGTCGCGTCGAACCGGATTGCAGAAGTGGCGGCGTTGTTGTGAAAGCCCCATTCGCCGTCCGCGCCGCTGACCATATAGGAGCGACTCTGCCAGCCGATGGAGGTGCTAGTGTACGTGGTGATGCCGCCCCCGCCAACATTCACGGCGCCAGGAGCTAGTGTGCCGATAATATTCACATTACCGCTGATATCGACACCGAACTGTTGAACGCCGCCGACGGCCAAGGACATCAAATACATGCCGCTACCGTGCGACGTGTCGGTGATGTTCATGTTGAACAAGGCGTTGTTGAATGCGCCGTTCAGCGTCCCGGTGATGTCCACCAGGTTCATGGTCCCCGTCAGGGTTCCTCCAATAACCTTGATCGCCCGGTTGTCGTTGGCCGAGGTCAGTTGGAGGAGATTCGGAGATGCGGCCTCGGACGCGCTGCCTAGGGCCAGCGTGCCGGAGGACCAGCTATTACCCGTGAAACCGGCGAGGTGATAGGTCTGTGTTCCGTAGGCCGTACCAGTCCCCCCGGAGCACGCATATCCGCTGAAGGAATGTGTTGCCTGATCGAAATCCCAGGTTCTGCCGCAGCCATCAGTCGGGATGATGGAGAAATCTGCCGCGCCCCCTAGCTCCATATACGCCGTGTTTCGGAAGATCGCCGGGGCGTTAGGCCCGCATTGACCCCACGCCATCTGCTCGATGCCTGCGGTATTCTCGATCCCGATGGCGGAGCAGGCGCTGGCATTGAGCTGCTGTAGCTCCATGACGTTGTTGCTGGTATCGGCGCAAAATAGGTTGCCGTCCCCGTTCGGCCCGGTCGGGTCCTGACACCCGCTCACGACGCCATTCCCAACCCAGATCGGATTGGTGAACACGTTCTGAGCGCCCGTGAAGCTGGTATTGCCCGCCACGGCCATGGCGTTCGACCCAAGGGTCGCCCCGCCCACGGCCACGGACGCGGCCTGACAGGCGACGCCCGCGACGCATCCGTTAGGCTGCGAGATCGTCTGCGCCAGGGCCGGAAGCGCGATCAGCGCCAGGACGCCGGCCAGGAAGCCGATGAACCGGCTCATTGGGACACCGCCGAAAACGCATGGGCCGTGGTCGCGGCGGTCAGGGTGACGGCGTCGGTCACAACCACCCCCGCGCCGGCGGCGCAGCTGAAGCTGCCGCCGATCGGGATCGTGAAGGGCGACGCCATGGTTCCGACCTTGACGTTCAGGACCTCCGTCGCCGTGGTCGGGTTCTGGATCGTGCAGCCCTTGCGGGTCGCGCTGGACGCGAACACCGTCTGATAGGTCCCGCCGGCCGCCACGGTCCCCGAGGCGTCCGTCGAGGTCGCGCCGCGTGTGGTGCTGACGGGGAGCGGCGTGGCCGCGGTCACCGGCACCGTGTTCACACCGTCGGGCGCCACATAGCCGACCGGGTCGGCCGCCAGGGCGGGCGCCGCCAAGGCCAGCGCCAGCGTCGCGGCCAGGGGCCACGTTTTCATCCTCATCCTGTTCTCCATGGGAAAGGGCCGGCCCTCAAGGCAGGCGCAGGGGCCACGACGCCTTGGGCGGGACCAGGGCCTTGGCCCGCTCCGCCTCGCATCGGTCCATGATGGCGGCCACGTCGGCGGTGTGGCCGTTGGCCATGTCCAGCCGCGCGGTCTGTTGGTCGAGCGCGATCCACAACGCCCCGGCGGTGACGTCAGGGGGCGGCAGGGCCGTCGGCGCCACCGGCCGCCGGTCGCTGTCCGGGATCAGGGCCGCGCAGCTGAAGACAATCGGGGGCGTCGCGATAGGCCTGATAAGCGCACAGCCCCCGGCGGCCGGCAGCATTAACGCCAGGATCAAGGCTCTGAGCCGCGCCCGGCGCGGTCTGGATGGCATGGCTGTTGTCCTCATGTTGGGCCTGGGTGTCGGCGTCGCGTCCGGCGGCGGCGCCCACCACGGTCTCGGCGTCGCCGGCCGCCATGGCCTGGGCCTGATCGAGGCGTCCGGCGGTCTTGGCCGCCTGCGCCTGCTGCCGCAGGCTGTGGACGCGGTCCGCCTCGATGCGCCACAGCAGGGCCAGCCCCGCCAGGGCGGCGCACAGGGCGCCCAGGGCGACCGTCCGCCACTGGCTCAGCAAAAGCGCGATCATGCCGCCTGCCCTCCCCCCTCCGGCGCCGCCCACGCCAGCGCCTGGGCGCGCACGGTCTCAAGCCGGCTGAGCCAGCCCCGTCCGAAGGTCGAAAATCCGGCCAGGCGGCGGTAGCGCTCGGCGCGCAGGGCCGCGAACGCCCCGATCGCGCGGCCTGGATCGGCCGTCCGCGCCGCCCGCAGCGTGCGGGGCCCCAGCGCGCCGTCCGCCTCCAGCCCCAGCGCCTCTTGCAGCAGCCGCGCCGCCGCGCCGGGGCCCATGTTCACCGCCGTGTCCAGCATCATCAGGTCCAACCCGGCGGCCAGATCGGCGCAACGGCTCGGGGTCCAGTAGCGGGTGCGATAGATCTCCCCCGCCTCGGCCGGGGTCAGGGCCCGCAGTTCGCGCGCCGAAGCCGCGTGTCCCACCGCCTCTTCCAGTTCGGCCAGGGTCACCCCCCGGTTGGTCGGCCCGCCGGCGTCGCGCGGATCGTCGGCATAGCCGCCCTCCAGGCGCAGCACCACGGCCAGGCAGCGGTCGAACCGCTCCGACTCTGTCATTGCCCGCTCCGATCCGGATCAGTCTTCGGCGCTCGCCGCGCGCCGGCGCGGACGCGCCATCATCAGGGCCTTCACGGTGTGCTCCACCGCCTCGAACCGGCGCGAAAAAGTCACGCGGATGTCGTCCACGCTCTCTTTCAGGGCATGAAGGGTTGCGGTCATGGCGGCGAGCGCGGCTGTGCTGTCGTCTACGTTCGAGGAACGAGCTTCAAGCGCCGAGACCCGGGCTGACAGCTTGCCCAGGAAGAAGGCGAACAAGGCCGCGTTTATGAAGAGGCCAAAAAATGTGAGGCCGATACCGGCCAAGGCGATCTCCTCGGGCATCTTTCAGAGCAGACTCCCGAAAAGCTTGAGGGGTTGGGTCAGATCGTCCTTGATGCCAAATTGGGATTGCGATCCGTTCGATGTCGTCGTCCCCGTTTTGGGGATCATGCCGATGGTCTGGTTCAGCAGCCCCTGCATCTGGATCGGATACTGCTGCGCCAGCCGCCATTGTTGGTAGGCGGCGTTCAGCTCGGCCTGCTGGTTCTGCTGCTGGGCGTCGCCCGCCGTCTGCAGCGCGCCGGCCTGCTGCAGCGCCTGGTTCAGCTGTTGCCCGCCCATTCCGGTCAAGGCGTTGGCGGCATTCAGGTCCAGGTTCGCCCCCTGCAGCCCCGCGACCTGGTCGGCCTGGCTCGCCGTCTGGGCCCGCGACAGGTCGCTTTCCGCCGCCCCCTGCGCCTGGGCGAAGTTCTGCTGGTTCAGGTCGGCCAGGGTCGAGGCCGCCGTCCGGGCGAAACTGTCGTCGTCGAGGTTCTGCAGCACCGCCGAGCGCGATCCGCCGAAGGCTCCGGCCTGGGTGGCCGTGGCGGCGTCGCTCGCATCCCGAATCTGCTGCTGCCGGCCGAGGTCGGCCATGGCGCTGTTAATCACTTGATCCGTGTACGGATTCATATAGCCCGACAGGTCCACGCCGGTCAGAGGCTGGACGCTCACGGACGAGGGCGTATAGCCGCCGACGCCCCGCGCCAGGTCGATTCCCGCCTGCAGCGGCGCGGCGCCGACCTGGTTCTGCGCGATGGCGCCGAGATCGCTCTGCGCCTGCAGCTGCGTCGGCGTGAAAGGCGCCACCTGCAGGCCCGAATAGGGCTGGAACGGCGTGTTGGCCAGGGACTCGGCCCGGTCCACATTGCCGTAGAGCGTGCTCGCAAATTGCGGGTCGAGCGTATCGGTGGAGGTGTTGCTGGTGTTCTTCGTGCCGCCTGAGAAACTCATGAAGTCAATTCCTTGCAATAGATGATCCAGCCTGGCCGATAGCCGTGCGGCGCCAGCAGGCGCCGCCAGCCGCGGCGCGGGCCGCCGCCCAGGATGCGCGTGCAGCCCTGCGCCCGCGCCCAGGCCTCGATGGCCGACCGCATCCGCATCAGTTCGCTGAGGTCGCCGCCGAGCAGCCACAGATTGCAGGCCTTCAGCCGAGGATAGTCGTGGAACTCGGTCACCACCGCGCATCGTTCGCCAGGCCAGAAGTGGGCCCGGCCCTCGCCGATCAGCCGGGCGACGTCCTCGATCGCATGGGTGCCGCCGGCGCGCTCCAGCGCGGCCTCGATATACGGCCGGCAGCGAAGCCAGGCCCGCGCCGGCGGCTCTTCCTCGCTCACAGCGCCGTCCAGATCAGCGCGCCGGCGCTGGTCACAGTCAGCTTCCCGACGGTCCCGTCCGGTTTGCTCAGCAGCAGGAACGGCGCGGCCGCGCCGCGCTTGAGGTTCAGCGCGTCAGCCCGCTCGATCTCGGCGCGCACGCGGGCCTGGTCGGCGGCGTCGTATTGGGCGGGCGCCGGGGCCAGCTTCATATCGGGTCCCCCTGCACGATCTCCAGGCGAAAGGCGCCGATGCGGAAATCGGCCATGCGCGCGGCGGCGTAGCGAACGCGGATTTCCCGCGCCTGTCGCAGCAGATCCGTCGGGCTCGACAGGCTGTAGGTCCCCAGGTCCAGGTCCGGGCCGTTGGGCCAGTTACGGCCGGTCAGGGACACCTGCACGTCCCCGGCGTTGGCTTCGTCCGGAACGATGCGCTGGATCTCGGCCATGGCGTCGCCCAGGCCGATCTCGATCGGGCCGGTCTCCAGGAACGGCGTCAGCCCGCCGGTGTCCAGGCCGACCTCGTGTTCGTAGAGATAGCCGTTCTGATCGACCATCAGCGGCGGCGTGCGCCCCACGCTCTTGCCCGCGCCCGCCAGCCGCGCCAGCTGTCCCAGGGTCCAGACGTTGCGCCCCAGCCGCCGGCTCTCGCGGTAGGCCCAGGCGACATAGCTGTCGTTCTCCGTCGAGCCTTCCGAGGGATAGAACCACCAGATCTCGCCCGGGCCGCTCAGCAGCACGGCGGTGACCTTCGACGCCTGATCCGCATTGAAGTCGCCGAACACCGCGTCCTGCACCTCGCAGTCCAGCGGCTGCACCGTCTGGCCATTGAACAGCCAGAAGCCGCCCATTCCCATCCACGCCGCCTGCGCGTCCAGCGCCGCCACCGCGCCCTTGGCGATCAGGCCGCAGCCCGACCCCACCCGCTGGAAACCATACACCAGGGGCGCGCCGATATAGGTCGCGGACCAGGCGTCCACATCGGTCAGCAGCAGGGTCAGGCCGCTCAGCGCGCGGCCTGTCAGCAGCGTGCCAGCGGTCGCCAGATCGAAATCCCCGGCCTGGTTGGTGGCGTCCGGCGTCCACAGCGCGTCGTCCTGCTGATCGCACCACTGCGCCTTGCGCCCGTCGCCGCCCGCGCCCAGGGCGAACAGGAAGCCCTCGGCCGTCACCACCAGGCCGGCGCATCCGGTCGGCGCGTTGGCGATCACCGCCGCCGGCGTCCCGGTGTCGAGCGCCCATTCGTAGAGCCTGCCGTCGCAGTCGGCGCAGCCCACCAGGTGTTCGCCCCACGTGTCCAGGGTCCACACCGTCGCCGGCAGATAGGCCGTCGTGTTGGGCCGCGGCGCCCCGTAGTTGTTGGACCCGAACGGACCGCCGCCAAAGCCCAGGTTCTGGCTCGCATCGACGGCGCCGGCGACGAATCCGCTGGGGGTGATGTCGTGGTTGGTCCCCGCTTCGTCCTGGGCGTAGAGCTTGGCGCTGGTGCCCACGGCGATCCAGCGGCTCTGGCTGTTGTCGTTCCAGGCCGTCACCGCCCGCGCGGCGCCGGTGAAGGCGGCGACCGTCGGCGAGCGCAGCTGCCAGCCGCCCACCGGCTTGACCTCGTCCTGGCTGAACCGGATCAGGTTGGCGGCGTGATAGCGGCCCTTGGCCTGATACAGCGTGCCGTTGGCGTAAAGGCCGGGCGGCAGGGCGATCGACATCAACGCCACGGGTCAGACCTTCACCAGGAAGCACAGGGCGTAATAGGGCGGCAGGTTGGTGGTGTTGGTGGCCGAGGCGCCGTGGCCGTGGGCGTCGCCCGAGCCTGTGTTCTGCAGGCTGATCCCGGTCGCCGCGCCGTCGATGCCTATCCCCGTCGCCGCGCCGTTGACGCCGACGCCGGTCGTGGCGGCGCCGGTGCCGATGTCGATGATCTCGAGGTTGCCGGGACTGGTCCCGAAGGCCCGGCCCGCCACATACGGCCCATTATTATCGACGATGGCGTTCAGCGCGTGCGCATGGCCGGGGTCCGAAACGGCGTGGCCGTGGCCGGGATCGGAGACCCCGTGGCCGTGGCCCGGATCGTTGACCCCGTGGCCGTGCGCCGGCATCTCGTCCACGGTCAAGGCATGCGCCGCCACGCTCACCGTCGTGGTCTGGGTCGCCGAGCCGCCCTGGCCGGCCACCCCATAGCCGCCCCCCGCCCCGACCACGAACCGGTCCTGAAGGTCCGGCAGGTTGAAGGTGGTCGATCCGTCCCCCGCGCCGTGAATCACGCCGATGGCGGCGAACAGCGCCGGATAGGTCGTCCGGCTCACCGCCGACCCGTTGCACAGCAGATAGCCGGATGGCGCGCTGGCCGAGCCGCCCCACATGATGATCCCGCCGGCGGGCATGGCCGCCCGCACCACCGTGTCGATGCCGTCGAGGTCGCTGTTGAGCTTGGTTCCCCAGCTGTCGGAGCTGGCCCCGACCTCGGGTTTCACCCAGCCGTAGTTGGTCGTCGTGGTGTCGGCCATTCAGCCCAGGCTCCCTGCGATCAGCCGCGTATGATGTCGAAAGTCCGCCGCCCGCGCGGCGCATCGCTGCGCAGGCGCGCGGCCGAACCGGTGCGGTCGGCCGCCTCGATATCGGCGAGGACGCCCGTGAACAGCGTCGCCCAGGTCTGCAGCCGCTCGTCGGCGCGCAGATAGGGCGCGGACTGCGCCAAGGCCCCGTAGAGGTAGGCGTCGGGATGGCTTTGCAGCAGCCAGTTGCTGGGCGCCGCCTCCGACAATGCCGGGATGGCCTGCAGATAGACGAGCTCCGCGGCATAGGCCTGGTCCGGCGCCGGGTGCAGCCGAAGCTGCCTGCCGTAGAGCCCATAGAACCGCGGCAAGCCGCTCACCGGCGTGCGCGCGCCCACGTCCATCTGCTCGGGCGTGAGGTACGCCAGCCGCCGCGGCAGGCTGGCCGCCGTCACAGTCACCTCGCGCTCGGCCAGGAAATCGGCCGGCAGGTCCACATATTCGCTCGCCCAGCTCTGGCTGAGGCTCACGGCCATCGGCCGCACCCGCAGCCGCCGGTTCATCTGCGCCTCGGCCAGGGCGATGAAGGTGGGGATCTCGGACACAAGGTCGCTGCGCCGCAGCCAGGCGGCGACCTCGGCCTGCAGATCGTCGTAGGTCGCAAGGGGCAAGGCCGCCTCCGATCGGATATCAGGAAAAGACGCTGGAGGACCGTCCGGCCCTCCAGCGAGTCGGGAGGGGTCTTAGGACGTCACACGACAAGCCATCTGCGGCCGGATCGTCTGGTAGCCGTAGAGCACGTCGATGCGGCAGGGGAAGGCGTCGTTGTTGATGTCGTAGGCGCGCACGATGCGCATCGACACCCCGTCGTAGACCTCGCGCGCGGCGAAATCGACGCCCTTGGGCATCACCAGGTCCGCCGTGGCGAAGGCGAAGGCGTCGCGGTGGAAGGCCAGCTCCTGCTCATAGGCTGTGCTCGCCGCCCCGACGATGGTCAGGGCCGCGGAGTCCGCCGGCGAGATCGACACGTTCTGCGTCGCGCCCGAGGTGATGATCGCCGGGCTGATGGTCAGGGCCCCCGTCGTGCCGCCCATGGTCGCGTCTGCGGAGACCACGAAGTTCTGCAGGCGCGAGGTCACGGCCTTGGTCTCCGGGTGAACCTCATACACGCCGGCGATGGTGAAGGCCGTGCCGTGGGCGAAGAAGGCGCTGCTGGTCACGCCCTTGATGTTCAGGGTCGAACCGGTCTGGGCGGCGCCGTTCACCTGGACCCCGGCCACGGTGTTGCCGTTGGTGTGGGTCGGGACCAACGGGTTCTCGAACCAGTCGAAGCCGGCGGTGCGTCCCATCGAGCCTTCGCGGTACTGCTCGCGGATGGCGCTGGAGTCCTGGAACAGCCCCTTCAGGGCATCGACGATGGTGGCGGTGGCCAGGGGCGACAGGTGCGCCGTGCGCAGGGTGTCCATCGGCGTCAGGCTGTTGTTCAGCCGGGCGCGGGCCTGCAGATAGGTGAGCAGGGTGTTGGGCGTGGTCCCCGGCGTGCCCACCTGCTGGTATACGTCCTTGTACATGGTCACCGCGTCGGCCTCGAGCGAGGCGGCCAGCACCGCCATCGCCGGCTCCAGCACCCGCGACGAGAAATCGTCCAGGCTCAGGGTCAGATCGACGGACGAGAAGTTCATGTCCACGCCCTTTTGCGTGCCGACCTGCAGGGCGACGCTCTGCTCGTTGATGTCCTGGGCCGACAGGGTCGCGCCGGTGCGCACCGTGAACTGGTTGGGCAGGCGCAGCTTCAGGGTGTCGCCGATCTTGGCGCCCGATTTGGCGAAGCTGTCGTCGTACTGGCGGTTGATGGCGCCGATGAAGGTCAGCTTGTTGTGCAGCACCCGCAACGCTTCGCGGGTGATCTGCTGCGGGGTGAGGAGTGAATTGGCCATGGGGTGGTGCGCCTTTGCTGGTTATCGGGCCTTGGAGCGAAGCTGGCCGCGCCGGTGGCGCATCCAGTCGTCCATCGACATGCGGTTGGGGTCGGTGGGAGCGCCGCCGGTTCCGCCCACCTCGATCGCGGGGCGGACGCTTTGCGCCTTGGTCAGCCGCTGGGCGGCGGACGCCTGCTGCTGGGCTTCGTGGCCCAGGCAGGCGTGATGCAGGATCTTCACCAGCCGGGGATCGCTGAGCTCATTCAGTTCCTCGGGCGAAATGC